TGTTACGTTTACTATATTTGGGTTTGCCATATTGTCTCCATTTTAACCGAAAATCATTGCCATTGCAATAGCTTTTCCTGTTGTTATTCCAAAAGTTGAGGTTGCCGTCCATTGTGTATTTCCAGCTCCGTCTGATGTAGTTAAAGCATAATCTGCGGCTGCTCCCACCGCTCCTGGTAATGTGATAGTGTAAGAACCACTAACTGCTGTAGGGACATCTAAACTAACAGATGCTGAATTATCAGCATCATTAAACTTAAGAGCATTATTGTTGGATAAAGTAATAGCTGAAGAAGTAGCAAATAGATCTACAAGATCTGGATTAGTTCCATCATTAGCTGTTGCATAAACAATTTTAGTTCCTTTATCTGCAGCAACAAAAGTAGCACTGCTACCTGAACCTGTTACATATTTAAATTCAACCGAGTATGCATTAGTAGTAGAATTTTTAATTATATAAAAAGTTTGAACATCTAAAGGGATAGTTACGGTTATATTTCCAGCAAGAGCTGCTGTTAATTCTATAACTCTGTGTGCAACCTGGTTGCCATCTGTTGCTGCTCCGTCTGAGACAGCTAAATCTGTAGCTCCCGTGGTATTACAAGCTATTGAAACATAGCCACCAGCAATCTGTTCTATGATTTGTAAATTTGTATTAGTAAGAGTACCCCACTGACCGGATTTTTCTCCAGTCGCTATTAATTCAGTACCTAGTCCTGTAAAAGTTGATGGCATAATTTATCTCCTATTCATTATAAATTCGTTAAGCCGCAGTGTCAACTTCTACCCAGGTATTAGTTACGTCTGGATCAATCTCTGTCCAAGTATTCCCTACTCCAGGAACCACTGGCGACCATGCACCTATCTTAACATTTTGTAGGGTCGCTGTCATGCCTTGACCTGTCAATCCTACGACTACATCATCTACATCCACAGTTCCAACAGAGCCTGCTAATGCTTGACCTGTAACTTCAGCTACGGATACGGCATCAACCGTTCCTAAAGAGCCCGTTAAAGCTATTCCAGTAGGAGTTACATTTGCATCAGCTACTGTAGATTCATTACCTAAATAGCCTGTTAAACTTTGTCCTGTAACTTCTGCTACTGCAACTGCATCAACTGTTCCTAAAGAACCCGTTAAAGCTATTCCAGTAGGAGTAACATTGGCATCAGCCGTTACTGATTCATTTCCAAGCGAACCTGTTAAGGCTATTCCAGATGGTTCTGCTAAAGCGTTTCCACCACCAATAGCTGTTCCCACAGAACTGGTTAAAGCTTCTCCTGTAGCTGTTACATTTGCATCAGCAGTAACGGTTTCGGTTCCAATTGCTCCGGTTAAAGCTTGTCCAGTTACAGAAACAATAACGTTAAGATCGACTGATTCATTTCCTAATGTTCCTGTTAAAGCTTCTCCTGTAAGTGTAACATTAGCGTCGGCTGTTACAGTTTCAGTTCCAATTGAAGTTGTTAAAGATTGTCCAGTAAGTGCTACATCTATTGAAATAGATGCAATTGCACTTCCTGTACTTGTAGATAAAGCGGTAAGTTGAACTCCATTACCCCAAACTCCGTCACCGAAGCCTTCGACTAATGAACCCCATGCACCATAGTCTAGAACAATTCCGTTATCTTCCCAAAATTGTTCTCCCCAGGCATTTGAACCCCAACCCGATGGTGCACCTGCCATTTAAAACCTCCTTAGCTAATTCTTAATATAGCTGCAGAAGTTGTAAAAGCTGGGAACTGTATTGTAAAAGTTCCTGCTGTTGCTGTTTTATCACCACCAAAATCTAAGACAGCTACTGCTGCATTAGTTACTGCTGATGATGTATTATAAATTAGCGCTCCTCTTGCAGTCAATGTAACTCCAGTAAATGAAAGATCAGCGAAATCTACAATTGCCACACCTGTTGCTACTGATGTTTGTTGACTACCGACAGCAAGGTTTTTTCCCCCTGATGCATAATCTCCGCTTCCAGTATCAGTTGATTGTCCTGTTGTGGTAAACGAAGTAGTAGCTGCACTTAAGTTAGCTGTATCAAGATACAAAGCTAATTTAAATTTATCACCAGTTGTTTGGGTGAAGTTTGCGTCTCCTTCTAGTAATTGCTTTTTAAATGCATTACAAATTGCTTGTGCTATTGCCATTATATTCTCCTTAATAAATTTTCTACGGTGATGGAGATGGCACTTTAATTCGTGGCACCCCAAAATCGTAATCATCTCTACGTCTTCTACCCATTTGTTGAAGAGCGTAAGTTTGTATAGCTTCATTATACTTTGCTTCATAGAGCTTGTACATATCCATAGGCCCTTTTAAATAGCCATAACAATTGACTAGACCTCCATAAAGTAATAAATCAGGATCCTTGGTTGAAAGGGTCGTGGTTGTATTAGAAGAGCTTAAAGCTTCTGGAGTGAAAATATAATTCAATTGCACCCCATAAACTACATCTGGAGTGGGAGCCATAACTATGTTATTTGGATCCCAATTCGCATAATATTTAGGGGTTCCTGAAGCACTGGTTGAAGGATAAAATTCACTTATAAAACTGGTATCCTTTTTTTCTAACATGGATCTTTCAAAATCAGAGTCCCCTGTTTTACTGGTTAATTGTAAAGATCGGATAATATAGCAGTCGGTTGGAAGTAAAAGATAACGATTCGTTCCAGTAGATAAAGAAGTTTCATATTTTCTAGAATAATCTGCATCAACTTCTCTAAAGATTTTAAATTCTACATCTCTGATAATGCCATCCAAGATTGTAGAAGTTAAAACACTGCTACCTACTTCAGTGTAGTCTCTTAATTTTGTTATAAGTTCTGCATACGTCATGTGATACTCACCGTTACATTTGCAAGCGTTATTCTAGCTTGCCTTTTCTCATTTGCTTCATTAGCAGTTTGAGGAGGTTGCATGCTTCCCGAACCACTAGCTGCTTCACTTGGAATTGGATTTATATTTCCATTAATATTAAACCAAGCTGCTGGATCTAATTGTACTAGAATTCCGCTTCGATGCAAAGGTCTTGGGTTTCTTAAAGCAATTGGATCAGCACTAATTAATTTAGGATTGATTTGGGGTTGTTTAGCTTCCCATTCACTAATATGAACAAAAGCTCCAGTCCATTCAAATACCATTTCTCTGTAAGGAAATTGCATTCCCGATCTATCTGAAATGGCTAATGCATATTTTCCACTGGCAAATTTACCCATTATATACCTGCTGGAAAGTAATCTCTAGGAGCTATAAAGACTGAAGTTCTCTGACCGTCTTCTACTAAAGCTCTGTTGAGTTCATCTTCATAAGCTATCTTTAACATCTCTACTCTTTCGGGTGCTTTTTTTTGAGCTAAGTAGTAAGCTAATCCTGCACACATTGCAGGTTGAAATCTATAAACAACATCAGCTTGCTGGTCGGAATAAGCCGCTGCATCTTGCAATTTTTTAACATAATAATATTTTAGATAAGTGTAGGTACTCGCATCTGGTGTTTGGAATAAAGTAATTACAGGCGGTTGCACTCGACTTACATAATATTGAGAAGGTTGTCCTAATGATCCTTTAGTAGGAGTAGATGCATACTCTGATCTAGATATTTTAGATAAAGCTACATCTTGGGTACTTGTTGTAATAGAATCTGTTGTAGAAATATACGCTTCTAAAATAACACTACAATCAGTATCCGCTGTATATTCTCTAGTTCCTGATGATAAAGCTTGGTGTTTCAAAGCCACTTTCCATAAGTGAACTCCTCTGTTTCCCCATTCTGAAAATAAAATATTTAGACTTCTTCTAGCAGTTTTAAGATCGTAACCGCTATTGGTGTTAAGGCCTATTCTTTCGTAGCCTTCTTGAATTATCTCGTCTATATCGAGATCGAATGCTGTTGTTCCTGATGTCGCCATAATTCATTACAATAAATCCATATCAACACCTCTGCCGATAATGATTTCNCCACCTGTTGCTTTCTTTTGTACTTTNTTTTTATCTTTAGTAAANANCTTACGCTTTCCTGCTTCATAAGCTCCTGCCACCGCTGTAGCAGCTAAAACCGCTTTGCCAATTCCTGTTCTTTTNNNTAATGTTTTTCCAACTGCTCCTGCAGTACTCAATTGTTTTCTTCTTTTTAAAAAGTCACTTGGATCTCCTTTTCCTATAATGGGGATTCTTTTCACATAAGGAAGTTTCCCAAAAGCTCTATTTGCTTTACCCAACGCAGTTGATGCTTTTCCTCTATCCTTATAAACAAATTTCAAGTTAGTTAATAATCTTGCTGTTTTAGGTGGAAGTGTTGTAGACATTCCTGATAGTGGAGTTGTTTGCATTTTCTTCAAACTTTTTAAATACTTTTTATATTTTGTTGCTGGTGGCATTCCACCTTTC